ATGCGTCCATACACGATACCTTGATAACACTAAACAAATGGTACACCTAAGGAGAATCGAACTCCTCTTTCCGCCTTGAAAGGGCAGCGTCCTAACCGATAGACGATAGGTGCAAATTAAACTCTACAAATTTTTAAAGAACATGTTGATTTCTCAACTCATGCATGTAGTATAACACAACCACACTTTTTGTCAACAACTTTTTTAGTGTTGTTGTTTTTTTACAACTGGAGTCGGTGACAGGATTTGAACCTGCATAAAACAGATTTGCAATCTGCTCCCTAGCCTTTCGGGTCACACCGACATAAATTCTGGTACCAGCGGTGAGAATTGAACTCACTCAAGAACGCTAATCTGGCGCTAAAAGGTGTATAAGACCTCTCTGACTACCAAGTCTCGCTGGCATGGAGGAAGAAGGAGGAATTGAACCCCGACCAACTTACGCCAATCGCTTGCTTTCCAGGCAAGAGTAAGAACCATCTTACTGCATCTTCCAAAATTTGGTGGAGAGCCAGGGAGTCGAACCCTGTGACCGTATTTCTACAATCTGCGGTTTAGCAAACCGGTGCATTACCATCCTGCCCGCTCTCCGTTTATTATTGGTGGAAGCGGTGAGATTTGAACTCACGGGCCCTTTCGGACCGTCTGTTTTCAAGACAGGTGCAATAAACCGGACTCTGCCACACTTCCATTAATTGTTGATACATTATCCTTCACTCACTTACGGTGTTGCCGTAACCAGCGGAAGTTAATAACCTGCTCATGCGTTACTAATAATGTACCATATTGAAATACACTTCGGATACTGTACTAAACAGAAACTATCCACCACGGCTTATGCCGCTGAAATGCATTCCAATATGGCACCCGAAATAAGAATCGAACTTATACTAAGAACTTCAAAGGCTCCTGTGCTACCACTACACCATTCGGGAATAATAAACTCTACAAATTTTTAAAGAACAATCAGTATTGTAACACGGACGATCCCGTTAGTCAATACTTGTGTTGCATTTAAGCAACAAAAAACCCCTAGGTTTTTAATCTAGGGGTTTGTGTATTTTAGTTTTCTAAATTACGCTGTGGTCATCCACAAACCCCCTCAAGTCTTCCGGCTCTATCGCTTACATTAATCTCTAGGCAATAACCGGGTAACCACGACATTGGTCGTGTTGACTGTTTAAAGGAGTGCGTTATTTTCATCATAGTATAATTATATATGCTTTTTTTCTTGTTGTCAAGTGGTTTTTTGATAAATTTATGGATTATTTTTATTGTGCGGCACATCAAATACAAAAGTGATTCGGTCAACATCACCAACGTTTAGTGCGCTGTGTGTCAGCTTGTTACTGAACCAAAAGAATGTTCCCGGTTCAATGATGTGTTCCTCGCCATTGCATTCATACTTGTATTTTCCTTGAAGTGACAAATGATAGCGATCCTTCTTTAGGTAGTATGTTCCATCATCAATGTGGCTGCCAACAGCACCACCAACAGGTAATTTAAAGAAGGCGCATCTTGCTGGTTTCTTTATGCCGTAAGATTTCCAAAATTTATGAATTTCGGTGTACTTATCATATAGAACCGTCCGACGCAACAATTCGGAATCTTTGACATTTTCGGATGCATCACGTACTACCGCCATTTGAAGTGGAAGGAATCCATACGGATCTTTATCTCCCAATGTATTCTCAAATTTACTAACGGCTTTCCAATCTTGTGGATTGTCCAATACTTGTTTTAGTATTTTACTTACATCCAGATTCTTAGCAATGAACCGAAAATTGGTATCTCTGCGTGGCATTTATTTTACTTTAGGTCCATCAATGTCCCGCACTTCACCATTTGGATGAAGGTATGAAATACGCCCATCTTCATTGATATATGCGGTACCTTCCCAGAAATAATCTTTCTCTCGGAACCGTTTTACTTTTTCTTCGCTGTATTCAGCAATATCAAATTTCAAAACACCAAGGTGTTCTTGCCAATTGTCATCAGCATGTTCGGCAATCAACAATGCATCGGCTTCGTTTTCACATTCAACAACATGAACCATCCGAAACATTCCAACAGTTTCAACAATATATTTCATTTCAAGCCTCCATAGAAACAGATTTAACAGAGTCCCAACGGAATGAACGCCAGCCTTCATTCTCAACATCAAAGACGGCTAGTGCATCACTTGATTTTTTGCGGGTATCTTCGCCCTTTGGGGCGTATTCATCGGGAATAACTTTTTGGCTGAGAGTACACATCAAGGTGCGGTCTGTGCCATCTTTCTTGGTGAATTTAACAGCAACAACACCATCAGCCAAAAGCTGGCACAACCATTTGCGATTCACCTCATCGTTGGTGAATGCGACATTAAAATTTGCTTCAATCATAATAAATTTCCTTTAGGGCTTTTTCAATATTTTAACAGAAAAAATCAGGTCAGTCAAGTACTCTTTGAACCATTCCGTTGTTTTTTCCTGTTTCCTGATAATTGTACCAAATGTATTGGTACCACACAATCCTTTAGCATAAACCATAGGATCGGAAAAGATGGCTTCAAATGATTCATCAAAATCAAAATCGCCTTCATCATCCCGCCTAAAAAGTGCAACATGGTACTTGTGTCCAGCTTCACTACCTTCAATCGGTGCGCCAAAATCTTCTTTGTATTTTATGAATCGGAATTCTTGTGAATCTTCATCATCATGCGGCAAGAAAATGAATCCATCGTATCCATCCATCTCGGATTTATACTGAGACATTTCTTACCTCTTTGTGAAATTTCACTTGCTCTTTTTTGCGGTCATACAATTTGACGCACTTGACCACACGCATCCTATACTTAGGTGTGCGTAAGTCTTTTGCTATCAAATTGCGCGGCTTAGTATCCATGTTCCAACTCCAAGTAAAACAATCCATTCCACTAATGTGAATTGCAATGACATTCTGTACCAAAGGTCAGAAAGGCTTTGTTTCAAGTTATTTATTTTATTGTTCATATTTCCAATTGATTTCCATTACAATGTTTTCAATCGCTTCCAAAACCTCTTTCGGATCAGCATCATACTTCCGAACACGGCGCAATTCCTGTTGTATGTCAGACAATGCACCAAATGCTTCCAAGGCATTTACTGCATAATTGTGTTCCTGTTTTTCTTCAGGCAAATTAAATTCTAAAATTGCTTTCATACTATTTTTCCAACTGCAAGATAAATCAATTCATCCAATTCTTTTTGGTAGTCTTTATTTAGCCTACGCTTTTCGTAAATTTTACGCACCAATTCAGCATAAGCAAAACCAGCACTTTCTGTTCCTCGCAATTCCAATTCTTCTAACAATTCATCGGTATCAAAATCACTCAAGTCCACTTCAACTTCTACGTAAGCCATTTTATTTCCTTAAAAACCAAAACAATGTGCGCCCAAGTATTGGTAAACCTTTTGTTCTTCAACATCTTTTGGGCACTTCATATCAAACGCTTTATTTGGCGTTTCCCACCAAAGCTGGACCAATTCATCACTACCCAGCATAGCAAATAACATATCATTCATTATATGATTATTCACAAGGTAGGCAATGTCACGTTTACGCATTATTCCGCTTTGCAATATTCAACAAAGTCATTCTGTGACCCTGAAAAAACAACTTCTTCATCGGAATCTTTTACCACAACTTTATTGGCATAAACATGGTACTCATAATCCACACCACCAGAATCCGTTATCGCATGGATATAAAAACCACCGACGGATTTTTTGAAGTGTGCAATTAATTGTGCGGCTAGGCAACCCATGCCGTTTGCAAATGTACCCATTTCAGGTTTGCCGGCAATACCATTTCCTAACTGAATACCTTTTAGAAAATCGCCTAACTCTGCACCATGACCAGATGGATAACCATCAAACTGGCGATACAAACAAACGATAGGCTCATTAACCTCATAAACATAAGTCAAACAACGTGTTCCCATTTTTTTACTCCAATTAAATATTTTTGAAACCCAATTCGGTGTCCATCATAAGCATTTTGCAAATATTCAAGGTTTGCCGAATTTGCTCAGTGTAGATGCCGTTTTGATTTCGTTCATTCATTTCCTGAATGTCGGACATGTAACCACAGATAATCATTCCCATACCTGAGAATTTAAAAGTAATTGACCGCTCAATTGATTCCATGATTTGGGCTTTTGGTGAGCCGTACATCTGGACTTCACGGGAGATTTGAATCGCTGTAGACATTTCGTTCCTTTATCAATCTATAGGTATAGTATAGCAGGATTAGGTACCATGTCAAGTGCTTTGTTGCAGAATTACAACATCAAGGAAATAGATTCAAAAGTATTACACTTAGATTAAATGAGAAAACCAAGCCATCTAGCAAATAATACCATTTCGGATGTTTAGTGTAATCTAGATGAATCAATCGCCAGCCAGACCACGCTACAAAAATAAAAGGAAAAATCAAACTCATTTATTACTGCCGAGATATCTTACCGCATCTTGGAACAATGAAGTCACGCCGAAATGAACCGCATCAACATCATGCCCAAATGCTTTCGCATAAATCACATCTTCATCATTCATCAACCACGGCGCAGGCATACGGTGAATGAACCGATTAGCAGCCCGCAAAGCAAGGGTCTCAATTACATCTTCATAAGTCATAAAAACTCCATTAAAAAAATTATTCGCCATCCTTGGCATGTTCATCACACGATGTATAGAACCAACCGACACCTCGCCATTTGCCAGGATGCCCGCAAGTTTCGCAAGTGTGGGCACTCATACTCTCAGCAAACCAAATCATGCCATCTGTCAATCTATCCCCGCCAGAAGCATAGAAACGCAAAGTACCATATTTCTCTTTTACTTGATCCACAGTCACTTGAGGAATTTCTTTCCCCGGTCGTGAATTGTTGTCAATGTAGTTTTGAATGGTAGCACAAAGCGCATTAATCAATTCAAACCAACCACTACCACATTCAAAGCCCCAACACATAGCCGTTTCTTGCATTGACTTGTCACGATTAACAAACATCTTTGGATATCTCTCGCAGAGCAATTTATCTAATTCTTCTTTCATATAAACCTCACTTGGGTGGAAAATCAGGAAAGGATCCCCACGGTCGTTTCAATTCAACCGATACATCATCTGGTCCGCCTCTATCTAACCATTCTTTTGCAATCGTAGTCACAGGATTACAATTAACAATAACATACCTCACAAGATATCCACTGTAGTCATAAGTGCCATCAGGTACCCACTTGAACATCTTAAAATTTCCAACAGTACTCATACTTCTCTCCGACATTCAAAAACAATAATTGCATTGGTTGTATTGGAGTTTAATTTCAACAGAGTTTTATTCTCCAGCACAATCTTAAATTGTTCACATTCTTTTGCGGTGTAGAATGTATCCAGTTTGGTTTGATGCATTTCCAACTTACCATTGGTGACTAACAATGATATTAAAATTAGTTGGTACATCATTCAACTCCGAAGTGGTCTTTAGTCTTATCTATCATTCGGCGAAAATGCACAATCTTACCTTCATGCCATCTGCGGTCAGATTCATTGCATGATGTGGATTTATATTTCTCCAACATAGCAATCTCATATTCAAGTAAGCCAATGAATTCTTTTGTCATCACCTTGAAGAATCTTTCTTTAAACGCAGGCAACCACTCCAAGCCTTGTGGTGTAGTATACTCAGCATAATACTGGGCTTGGTCAGCCAGTTTCTTACTTCGCTCATTCATACGTAATACTCCAAACGGTGCCCGCAATCTTTGCACAGAAGAATCCAGTGTTGATAATTATAAACAGCATTAACCATATTGTATTTTTTTTGTTCAATCACCTCTGTCATTGTGCGGCGATTCTCTTGCACAGGTCCGCGCTTAGGTTCGTGAATAACATTATCCGAATTACACTTGTCGCAATGGATTATTTCTTTAATCATCTTGAAATTCTCAACTCAGCATCAGGATTATCCCAACATGCATTCCTGTACTTATATACAAAATTACACAGCCCATCATATGAACCCCAACCATTAGCAGGATTAAATTTACGAAAACGTTCTGGATCAGATAGAAGAATATTCCAACCTTCATCCAACAATTCGGCAATATCTCTTGCAAAAAGCAAACCGTATTGTTCATCAGGGCGCCACAGCACATCATACAATGTCATGCCATTGGATAATTTCACTTCCGAAGCCATGAGTCCAAGGTTATGTGTGATATTCGCATCAAATACTGATACGGGTTGTGTCACAATCAAATCAACATCAAGGCTCATAGTTTAGTCTTTAGAAGGAGGAACAGCAACTATAACACACTTCTGGTCCCGTGGCAATGACTTTTCACACTCATTCATCTCTTTTGCAACAACATTTACCGCAGCCCCTGGATTGAATTGTTGAATTGCTCCGACCAAAACAATACCAGTAATTATACCGAAAATAAAACCAAACCAACCTTCACTCATCCTCATTCTCCTCTTCCCAGTCAGCCAATTGTTCGCTAATGTTAAAAGTTTCATCCAATTCATCTGGAATCATAGCCGCAACTTCTTCACTTGACAAATTGGAATATTCATAGTAATCATCAAAGCCGTCCTCGTAGATACCAGCAAAACACAAGCCAGGCTCATAGTACATACCACGGACAGTAAAACCTAATTCTTCCATAGCTTTATAAGCGGCTAAAGGAGGTGCCCATGCACTATCAAAATAAAGTACCAAAGTGGTATCAGTAAACTCATTGATACCGTCATCACTACCAACGTCCCATTTAGTGCCCCAATTCTCTACGCACCAATTATAGTCCCATTCTCTGCTTGGCGGGGGTACAAGTTCCTTAAGAAATTTACCTTCAGCAAATGCAGTCTTCGCCCGCTCAATCATAGCAGGATCTTCATGTTCAAGTGTAAGTGTATTAGCGCACCAATTCGGCATATCGTTCTCCTTTAATTAATTCCAGGTTCTATGTTTTTCAGCAATCCATTCCAGACCATCATATTCTTCAACTTCCCATTCCACATCATCGGGTATTTCTATCACTTTCAATTCAGCACAGAAACCATTGGCCTCTAGACCCATTTCTTCCACCACGGCAATCAAATCAGGATCAGACCGATCCTCAGTCATTGTACGTGAATACAAATAGTGTTCGTCTTTACCCAAGTGCCCAGCATGATAATATTCATGCCAACCATAACCTCCACGAGGTTGTTTTTCCCATGCTATACCTTTACGGTCAAGGAATTTCTCAAAGGCTGCATCAGACAAGCCGAAGCCACCGTGACAAGCGTTTATTACAACTTTCATTCTTCAACTCCAAAATGTCGTTTAATCAAATCAAAAGCCTGTCCTCTACTAACCATATCACGCAACATAGGACTTAATGCCACACCACATTCCTTAACAATCAACTCGGCAAACTTTTCGTGGTCAAAATTCATATAAGCAGTATGATTATTACCTATATCAATAAAGCCAGCCTGTTCAGCAAGTAGTTTAATTCGTTCATTCATTCTTCAACTCCGAAATGTTGTTTAATCTGTTGAGCCATATCCCAATATTCCGGTCTCACGCCTGTTTGACTTGGAGCAAAATCAACCCAATCTGTTCCCTTTGCTATAATCTGTTCAGCACATTCCCGCACAATCAACTCGGCGAACTTAGATATATCAAATGATTGATTGCGGTCATAGATATCGGGATTGCTTTTAAAGCCAGCCTGTTCAGCAAGTTGTTGAATTCGTTCGTTCATTTTTGCATCATCAGCGCATTGAAGTTTGCTGGCACAACAATCGTTTGCACCTTGCCGTTCTTGATACCTTCTGAGATATTCATCATAGCCTGCGCTTGCATGTAAGCGATACTTTGAGCACCTTGATTACTCAATGCTTGCATACGTTCTGCTTCCATCTTAGCAGTCTTAACTTCAACTTCTTTTTGTTTCAATTCATTCTTAGCACGAACCAACTCATTTGCACTTGCAACAACCGAATCAGCAGGTAAAATATTCCGAATCAACACTTGACCAATAATCAAACTACCATCAAGTTTTTCATCAGCCAAACTCTTTTGAATTTGTTCTTTGATAGCTTGTTCCATCGCTTGGCGATTATCAGCCATATCTAGAGCCTCATACTTTCGTGCTTCCTTGTAGATAGCGTTACGGGTAGTTTGGACAATGTAGTTATACATCAAATAAATGTCGCCGTTGTGTCGAGCATGGAATGCCTGACTCTTTTGGCTGTACAATTCAGCAACCTGTGCCTGGTTGATGTTATAGATAACCACTGCATCCAAGTCTTTCATGGTACTGTTATCTTTAGCAACAGGTGTCATGTCCTCAAGTTTAACATTCACATCTTTAATGGGGAATGTAAGAACATCACCGACCATGGTTTGATTAAAAGAACCGGGCAATAATTCACCTTGCTGGACTTGTTTGTCAAAGCCAACACGAACACCAACTTCACCAGTCTCAATTCGGGTACAACCCGTTGCGAGAATTGAAGCAACAACCAAACCAGTAAGAGCAAATTTTTTCATCATATATCCTTAAAAAAGTACCACAAGAGCAACTAAACTACCGAAAGTAAGTATAGCACAGACCGCACTATATGTCAAGAGTTTTATCAAACTCCACGATTCTTTCCCGGACATATTCCGTAGGTACTGAATACCGAAAAAGAACAATACAAAAACAATAACAAAAGCTAGGATTATTCTAATCATATTTTACCTCAAGTAATGACTTTCAATTGTGAAGTTAATACCAGACCCAGCGATTTCATCAAACAATTCCTCATCAGGAATATCATCATCAATATCAAATTCGGTATGAATAGCATCATACACATACATTTGTGCATCCACTCTATTAGAAAAGACACCAAGAATTTCGGAAGAAGATTCTGATTCTTCATCTCTTACGACAACAAATACCTTAATGTTTTCCATTATTTAACTCCAAAATAATCTTCAATATCAAACATTGCTGTAGACATGGCTTCATCCACATTCCATTCTTCTTCAATCGCTTGGTCCCTTGTCTTACCTACAATATCTCTACATTCCCGAATAATCAAATAGGCTAACTTCATTTCTTGTTCGGTTGCTTGTGAACCATAGACCTGTTTGACCAATTCTTGAATTCGGCCATTCATTCTTCTGCTCCAAAATACATTATAATTTCACCAGCACAAGTTTCACCGCTACCCAATTCACGATATTCATCACATATGTCATAACATTTTAAAATAATAAAATCTGCAAATTTTCCTGGATCATCAATGATGTATTGTTTATTGGTCTTATCATAGTATCCGCCAGCTTTTTTCCAAAGTTTCTTAATCGGTTTGTTCATTCCGTGCATCATTCTTCAACTCCGAAATGTTGTTTAAATCTCTCACCAATCAATACTTGAATGTTATGTGGAACTTCATTGTCTTTGACCACTTCCCAAATACATTCCCGAACAAGCAACAGGGCGAATTTTTCTGGGTCTAATGCTTTGATTTCAGTATACCCGCCATCAGTATATCCGACAACTTTTTGAGACTGTTCAATAAATTGTTTTATTTGTTCATTCATCATTATACTACAAAACTTTGGTACCGAGCGGAAATACTCATATTGCGGAAGTTTACAGCCTCAACTTCATAACCAAGGGTTAGCATTTTTGCACGGATCCTAACCGATGCATCCGCAAGTTTTCTATTATCTAAATCAGACCTATCCAAATGCGATAAATCAGTATCAACATTGGCTAAGTCGGAACATACAAAAGGAATCACAAAATAACCGTGTCGCAATTCCGTCTTACGGGAAATAAAAATCTTGTTCATATCTTTAATTATACGATAAAACCAGTACCATGTCAATATGCTAGAGGGTCAGTAACGACCAAAGTGTTGTTCGCCCGCAACATGACATTACCGGTATGGATATCATAGCAAATCCGCCGTGTCACTTTTTTCGCATCCTTGATAAGGTTACGCAATGTTACAAGTTCCTCAGGAATTTCATACTTTTTGCTACCATCAAAATAATTGCTAATCTGACCCACAGTCTTCCGAAAATCCTTGTATTTGTCGCCTCGTAATTTACTGCAGGCTATCAACGGCTCCATGGACACAAGTCCAACCGACTTTTTACCGCTTGTAAACACCTTGACATAGTTAATCACGGGCGCATAGGAATTCGGCTTCTCCAGCTTAGACAATGCTTCCAGGTACGCTAGGTAGCCTTTGTCATCCTCAAAAACCTTGAGAATTTCATCTTCAAAGCGGTACACATTAGCAAAGGCACCACAATCAAGCCAGCGAGAATCCAGCAAATCCGACACAATCTCCCGAGCATGTTTCACGGGTTGATCCACTTCAATGTATTCAATATTAAACATAATCCCTCGTTGCTTTAATTCCACGTGATCCAGTCGCCATAGCTTTAGCGCCAATGTTGGCAATAGAGTATTTACTGGCCGTCCAAGTTTTTTCACCCTTGCGCGGAGCACGTGGTTTACACTTCACAATTTTACCGCCAGATGCTAAGAATTCCTGTATCGCTTTGTCCATGATATTTCCTTAGACCAAATCTACTTGCACTTGCTTGCCACGAATTGTAGTGCCAAGACCCGTAGGAATGGGTTTCCGTGTAGCATCGGCCATACGGCGTTCGTATGATAACTGAATCAACGCTTCCCAGCAAATGCACCGAGCCATCACAGTGGCAAATTGTTCCGTCATTTGCTGGACCGTCATATAAAAACCAATGTCATTCTCAGACCCGTCACCTTTGAAGATAACACGGAATTTCTGAGAATTCTTAAAACCTTCTATGATTGTCTTGGTACGCATGATTTATCCCAAAGAAGTTACGGAAGAACCAACAACAACTCCGGTAAGAACCAGAGCAACAAAAACACCTAAGAGGACTAACAACATTTTCTTTCCTTCACTTTTCTATCAATCTATGAATATAGTATAACAGGCCTGGTAAGAATGTCAAGCGGTTTTTTACTTTGTTGCGGAAATGACACGGGCTGGAAAACGAATACTTCCTTCGTAGTCCAGTTGATTCTGCTCAAATTCTGTAAGGTAGTTATTAGGTACTACTTCCCAGCCAGCGATTTGTGACCGATAAAACGGGTTATCGCACTCAATTTGGTCACGGACCAGCATGATGGTTGTAGCCTCATCGCCATCAAAATCATACACAAAGTAATCCGAACCACCCTTCGGTTTCCAGTAAGGATCATTCTCCGAGCCGTAATTCTCGTAATTCTGAGTGAAAATGTACAATTTAGACATGGAGAACCTCAATCAAAAATAATATCCACAATTTTACCGTCACGGACATAATAGTAACAACTAACATTTCCGTATGTAACACCAATGCATCCATTTGCAGGATACCAACTATACTGAGTGATACCCTTGGATTTCAAGTCACTAGCCACGACCTGGCTAGGAATATCTTTATATCCTCTAAAGGCTTCACACATAGAAGCACTCGCCGCGCTTATCAGCACCAATAGCGCCATACACACAATCACGCACTTCGGTGTCGGTAGCTTCACCAAACATGTCCCGGTTGCTTGCAGCCAAGTCACACAGGTTTTGATAGACAACTAGCCAAGGGCTTTTAACCGCTTTATGGTACAACACGATACCATGAACAGCAAGGTTTCCTTCATCCGAGAACATTCCGTAATTCATCTTTTTTCCTTTTCTCTCAATCTATGGGTTAATTATACCAGGAATCCAAGATTTGTCAATATATTACAAAAGTTCTCAGTTTTTCCAGTCAAGTATTCAGCCGTTTACGTGCGGCTCCAGCAAAAGCACTCAGGTTTCCACACTTATCTTCCCAACGCAAAAGGCTGCGGCAAGTGTAACCAATGTTTCGCTTACTATAGCAAACGGCTTCTTGGTTCAATTCACCATTAGTAAAAACTCGGCAGTGGTATCTGCCATTGATATTCCTAACCGTGACTTCGTGGTCTACTTCGCCCAAGAGCAACCGCTGGATACGGAGCACTTGTTTATATCGTTCCATTTTGTTCTCCTTATTAAATCTCCATCACCGTCTTGTAAATTGAGTGAAACAACTCAGGATTGCTAGTACAAGCGGAATGCGAAAAATTCACAATTGACAACCTAGCTTTCATATCATTTTCTTTTTTCGCTTTACGCTCGGCTCGGAGTTTTGGGGCTAACTCTTTTTCATAGTGCCGAGCATTACCCTTGCGGTCAACCCATTCCAGATTGGATACATCATTGTTCAGTTTATTGCCATCAATGTGGTTCACAATCTCCAGATTTTTTGGATTCCGAATAAAAAGTTTAGCCACCAAACGATGGATTTGCAAGTTTCGTTTTTCTTTACCATTAGATATCGTTACACTAGCATATCCAGTGGACGTGGAAGGTTTCAATTCTCGGAATCTAGAGGATACCGTACCCTCGGAGGACACGGAATAATTCTCAAAACCGGGAATTTTTTTAACTTTACTCATTTCAATACTCATTAAAAGGATTAGAGGAAATCCCAGTTTTACCTGGGCCGACCAAAGTCTCCCACTGCTAACTACTGCTTCCCAAATTCTCGTCCATTGGCACCCGTGGTAAGGCTTGCAATGCTCATCGGCCCGATATTCTAGTATCGGTGATCCTTGGGATAGGACTGCTAGGCCTTGACCTGCCTAGCATCAGGAAATCAATCAATAAGACTGGTGCGAATGGCCCAGCCGATACACTACTTCGCCTTCGGAAAGACCGCCTTCGGCGTCATCCATGGTGTATGCTTCCGGCAGACACACTTCGGCCAACTCGTTGTAACAGTAATAACCAGAATGGGTCATCACCAGTTTTGCATCAGGCGGCAATGCGGACAGTGCGGCCATCATATCTGCAACGGTTACAAAATCTCTAAAAACAAAATCATTCACAATAAACTCCTTCAGCGCATTCTAAGCGCCATTAATTTCTTTTCCAAGGCTTCAATCCGAGCCGCTTTTTTAGCTTCACGGGCCGCTATCTTTTGGGACTTGGCGCTTTGACGCAAGACCTTAGCAAACGCTTTTTCCTTTACGACCTGAAATTTCAAGTCTTGGATCTGCACTCGCAGGGACTTGTTAATTTCTGCATTCCGCTGGTACTCGCTTTGCAAGTTGGCTAGAGTAATCTGGAGGTTTGTCATTTTCTGTTCCTTTTTCAATCGTTATCGTAAAGACAACTCATCATGTACTGGTAGTCCGACATTTCATTTTCTGGGACTACTTCTGCAACTTCTTCGGTTTCTACTACTTCGGGCATTTCTTTTCTCTCAATCTATGGGTTAATTATACCAGGATTTCAACCTTTGTCAATGAATACTTGACTTTTTTGCTGTAGTTAAAAAGTATTCAAAGTTGGTTCAAACAGGTCAATTAGTGCTCGCTCACTTTGGTGCGCTGGTTTACGCCCACGAACCACATCCAGCACTTCATAACGCCATTCACATTCGGCCAGATTACGGAGAGCCTCACAAAACGCCCAAGCCTTGTCTTCACACTTAGCACGGCTGACATGCTTTTGCCAGCGGACTTTGACGGATCTTACAAACGCATGCCCTTTGGCTACTGTAACACCAATGTATGAATCACCGGTATCCACACAGGTGACACGGTACAGGACATGATTTCTATCGGATCTTGGTTTTCTGCTTTTCATGTATTCTATTATACCAGAAAACTCGGTATATGTCAAGTACAGAAAAAGTATTACATTTGCAGTTTTTTCAATTCATCATTGTGAATCCACTCGGCCACTTCAATGACCCAAGTAATGGGTACTTCATAAATCGCGGCAATTTCTGCAAACGAAAGTTCACCATCTTCCAGGGCACACTGGATATCAATAGCAATATCGGACAAACGGCTCATAGGGCTCTCCAAACAAGCAAATCAAGGACAAGCACAGCCAGGGCTAGTGCATAAACAAATCCGAAAACGAAAGGTTTCACTTCTGAGGACATATTATACTCCGAAAACATAATTACTAACTCCAAGCACGTTTGAAAACAAAAATGCACTTTGTAGGAGGGTCAAGTTCCAATTTCTTTGTTTCACGGCTGAATAGCACAATGCTATAGAGGAAACGAGAAAAAGACAAAACCCTACTGCTAGGAATCCTCTTGCAACTAGGAACGACCCTAGTATGCCACAGAACACTCCGATAAACTCAATAACTTTCAACATGTATACAGTATAACAGGACTGGTACTAATGTCAAGTAATACCAGATTAAAATAATCAAGTATCTGAAAGCCCCACAGCCCCATTATACTTAAGTACTACAAGGCTTGTCAAGTGTTATTTTTGGTAAACTTCAATCAGGCTGATAATGATCCATCAAGACAGTCTGTAGGCGCAGAGCCGCATGGCAAATCTGGAAGGTTTCTCCGTCTAGGGAAAGGTCCGCTAGAGTTTCCAGCAAGTCGGCTAGCTTGGCGTCATCTAAGTCTTTAAACATGGTAATTCTCCGTAAAGAGTAATTATACCATAAAAAGATTATCCTGTCAAGTGTTGACAAAAGCGGGAAAACGTGTTATAATTGAAGGTTAAGCTGGAGGTACATAGGTGCCTATTCCTCCGTGTATAAACGCAAAAAACACGAAAAAACACCCGCCAAGTTGTTGATTTATAAAGGGTAAAAAACGCTTTTATACGTAAAACGATTAACGGGCACCAAGATTTCGCTTTGATATTCGGCATGTCACCCACTCATTATAGAATGAATCACTCAGCAAAGCACCCATCGCAAATATATGGTGCGTCTCCCAATATGCACACTCGGACCGATTTCTACAGAACCGCACAATCTCCCGAGTAAAGTTCACTTCGCCAAGGCGCTTCACATCCTCTAGTAGTACCTTATTGGAGCCGTAGTATGTCTCCCAATCGCTTGCTTTGCGGATCTTCTTTCGCTTGCCGTTCACCGTTTTATAGGCTGCTTTAGTTAAGTACTTGCGACCAATGTATCGGCGCTGGCTCTGCAAGTTCGTTATGATATAAACAAAACCGTATGAATCGCCAATCAGTTCATCAGTCACTTCACCATTATTATAGGTCCAAGTCATCGGAATCCTCACTCTCTTCCATTATGTATTCGCTACAGAATGGGCAAAAGGTCGGATCATCTGGCGCTTGGTCGCCGTCGTATACTATCTTAAATGCGGCCTCGCAATTGTCGCATGTGTGTTTCAATGTCTTCATTCGGATCTCCATATATCGTTTCCATCGGTATATGTATCTCCGTATTCTTCATCATGGGGTACCGGGATGTCCAGCATCCAGTCTTCGTCTTGGAGCGTATATTCTCCGCTTCGGTCATTGGCTCGTTCTCTGTTAATGGCCCGCATAAAGTCTCGGCTCATTGAGGCCGTTGCGATTCCCTCTGGCGATTGGTGATATGCTTTTAGTTTCTTACTCTTGGCCTCACGCAATTCAGGCGGTTGTTCACGGGCATTGGCACAGGAATACCCGCAGAATGGTCCTCTTTTTTTGTGAGTAATCCCACACTTCGGGCATGTCTTTATGGTGCTCATTTCTCGCTAGTGCGGTTGCGGTGCGTTAATCGCTCAGAAAATTATCTAATCCAGCATTTTGTGCTTGTAATGCTTTGGTTTGCAATCTAATCTTCCATCTTTTTAGTTGTGCTTGTCTCATTCTCTCTATGGTTTCGGGTGATAATTTTTTACCTCGTTGCACTCTACCTATATTTTCTCTATGTTCTAAGGATCTTTCTTTACCTAAATGTGCTTTACTTATTTTTTCTTTATGTTCTGGTGAAAATACTTTACCTTTTTGCCTCATACTGGATCTCTCGCAATATTCTTTGGAGCGTTTTTTACCGGTGTTAGCTAATCTTCTTTTTTCTATATGCTCAGAGGTCTGCTTTCTTGCTCGGAGTTTCTTCAAAACTTCTGGTGTTGGTATATATCCACTTGAGCCTTCACCACCATTGGTAAGATTTCTTAATATTCCAGTGCCGTTATCCTTCCTACCATATTTGGCTATTAATTCTATTTCCTTTTGAAATGCATCTTCTTCCGTCAAATTGGTGTAAGGAAATACTATTCTATCTCCGATAGGTGGTGGCTTTACTCCTTTTCGTTTTGCGTATGCCCTCTTTCCTTTTCCTTTACCCACATAATATGGTGTACCGTCCTTCCTTAGGTACATGTAAACATAAAACTCAGTCATCTTTGTGCTTATACATTCCCATAACCAATACTGTCAATAGAAACCACCATGGGCTCCAGTCATATTCTATAATAAGATAGGCTGTTCCTGCAAATAGGGATAGATTATACAGTGCAATTATTAATACTGTGATAGGTCTTACCATTCTTCTATCCCTACGACTGGTACTATAACTGTACACATCCTACCCTTGATTTCGGTATTATACTCCAAATCAATAGAATATCCAATAGCACTTACATTGTTACGTGTTAAGGTGAAATAGTCTACCTTATATTCTTCAATTACTTTGGATATCTCTGTGATATCATTTGCGTTTAGAATGATTTTATTCATTTAATAATGTCCTACTCTCAATATCCCAATAGGTTTCTACCGCTCTCCTCGCATAATCTGAATCAATAAAGGTACCCAGGACATACTCAACATCTTTATAAATCTTGGCGCCCCATATGCTATTCATATTGCCAACCTTGTAGGATGCACCGATGATTTTACCATCAATATCATCATAATATACCCATTGGGAATATTCTTTTTCTGTCCACTTTTTCATCTATCAATCCTTGGTGGGCTAGGAAATGCAAACACCGCTTGTGGATTTAACTCCTCGGTATTGCTGAGTTTTTCTATAATAGCCTTCAGGCGGAGTATTTCCTGCTCCAATTCTTTGGTGTATTCTTCAACATCATTATTATACATATTCATCTATCCTTTTGCCTTTGTTTGGATGTTCGGTTCTCTTTTGATTTTCTTTTCTGACATATTCTAGGTGCTCACGGTGGATCTTGTCCTGTTGGTGCCGAATCCGTTGTTGATCTATTCTCTTTTGTACTGGTGTTATTTTCATAGCTTGAATCCAAATTCTTTTAATACATCTCTAAATTCTGGTGTATAATGTTGTTGTATTTTACTCTTATTCAATATTAGCATCATCAAAATCATACCGATATCATCCCTTTCACGCCATGAACCATAGAACCATCCTGTTGGATTATCTTGCCCTCTTAATATCTCAGGTGATGCTACATAAACAAAATTGGATAGAGACATTGAAGTCCAACCAGACCGCACCATTGTATGACATTTGTTTTTTATGAATTGTGTTCCTTCCCGGTGATTGCCTGCAATAATATAATATTTCGTGTTCATAATAGTTTCATTAGTTCTTTATAGCCACCGTATACCATGCCAGAAAATAGAATAGCAAACATAAGGGCTACAAATGCATAGAATATGATAAAGATATATTTGATTATCATTCCTATATACTTCATTAGCTTTTCTTTCCGTACATTAATTGCATGGCATCAAATATACAATCATCAATTGGATTGTGCTTTGTAATATGTAGCTTTGAATCAAATGCTTCTACCCAGGCTGGTGTGTCCACATCCACATATCCATTCTTGGTGCCATATAGAAAATCAATTGCAGTTCGTACATCACGCCATCTAGCATATGACCAGATATTCTCAAGGTTCATTTGATCCTCAATGTGGCTCAGTACCATCTGATCCAAATTGCCTCTAGCCCATACCCAACAATTATTATCATTCTTTGATTTGACCCATTGGCTCATTGCACTGTAACCAATCTCAAATGGCACATCATTTGGATGTGGCTTAAATGATTTGTTCCGTGCATTCTCACATTGTTTGGACCACCATTCAACGGTACCTCTGTCCACTTTCCGATTGAAGTCTTTGATTTGTTGCTTTACATCAAACTTACAAAAGAATGCGGACTCTCTTAATTGAGTATGGCTCGGCTCTTTATCTGGATCAAAATAGATTGCGGCCATGGATAATATCACGGCATCGGAATCTTTACCGAGAGTTTCAACATCAAATATAAAAATTTTATTTCTCCAATAAAAAAGGGCTATAGTAACATTATACCATAGCCCGGTGTGATTGTCAAGGTAATTAAATAATCTGTTCTGTTTGGCTCATATGACCAATACCAACATGGATGCCAAGTAATGTAAAGCCTCGGTAGTTGCTTTCAGAATCATCACGGCTTATCATTCTATTCACCAATTCAAATTTAATATACTTAACTTCTTCACTCTCATAATATCTACCATCATCGCCTGGAAATGATTTCCATTTGATGCTGTATGCAAGCACTAACTTATATTTGTTTAGTTTGAATCGTTTTGTGTAATGCATAATAGATTATTGATTTGTTCTTTTGGCACAAGACCACCGAATGAAAATATAATTCTTTCACCGCCTTGTATCGGCGTGCTTGCATGATACTCCATACTAGCCAAACATAACCATAAATCACCTTCTTCAACATGCATAACTTCAGCATCAAGAATTGGATCACCACCGATTGGTGGTTTCTTAATCATTAAATTACATCTGGTGTGGACTAGTCCTTCAGGTGCTCTATCAATATGCTTGTGAGTAAAAGTACCATCAATAAAATGGTTACCAGTGAAACATTTATAT